TATTTAGAAGGGCGTTAAAGGTACAACTATCTCCTTTAGTCGCCGAAGTTAAAAGGGCTGGCAGCACCAATGAACTGCTTAGCATTAATGTTCATCTTGACGACAAGCCTGTTGAAGATGCCATCATGCTTGCCTACACCAAGATAGGCTCATACTACATGAACAACACCATAAAGGCTATAAGGGGAAGCAAAAAGTCGCTAAGCGATGAGGATAAGCTTTATATGGCACGAATGCGGGACTATGTAGTGCAGAATTGCGGCAAAAAAATTAAATGGATAACCGGAACGACGGATAAACTGTTTCGGGAAATAGTAAGGCGGGAAGTAGCGCTAGGGCTTGAGGATGGTAAGTCTATCGATAAGATAGCGGCTAGTATCAGCAGCAGCCTCAACTTTGAAAATGGTTACCGCTCAATCCGTATCGCAAGAACAGAAACGCTCGGGGCCAGCAACGCCGGCTCGTTAAACGGAGCGATGCAAACCGGTTTAAGCCTCGAAAAAGGCTGGTTAACTGCCAGAAGGGAAAATGTTAGGAATAGCCATAAAAAAATGAACGGTGTATTTGTTGATTTAAACGCCATGTTCAGCGTCCCGATTTTCGACGGGGAGGTATTTACGGGCGATTACGAAAATATGCAGCACCCTGGCGATACGAATGGCAGCGGTAGCAATATAATAAATTGCCGCTGTACACTAGTTTACAGGCGTAAATTATCGAGTTACCAACAAAATTTGACTTTTGACCTTTAAACTAATAAATTTGCAAAATGGAAGGCGTTATATTTAAAAATTCGGAGCTTGTTTTAAAAGAACTCGACATAAAGAAGCGAATAGTTGAGGGCTATTTTAACAGCTTCAACATTGTGGATAGCGACGGGGATAGAATAGTTAAAAGGGGCTTTCGCTAAATCTATCATGGAAAACGGCGTTAATGGGACTAAACGAATAAAACACCTATTTAACCACACCAGCACGGTAGGGGTTCTACAGCTGCTTGAAGAAGATAACTACGGGCTTCACTTTATCAGTAAAATAGGCACACACACGCTTGGTAGCGATGTCCTAAATATGTATAACGACGGTATCATTACAGAGCATTCGGTAGGTTATCAGGAAATTGAGGTTTCAGATGATGTAATTGACGGCAAGATAATTAGAAATATAAAAGAAGTAAGGCTTTGGGAAGGCTCATCACTCGACAAATGGGGTGCAAATCAATATACTCCTGTTATAAAATCACTTGACGAGGCCATGAGCCTGAAAGCCAACATTAGTGAGCGTATTGGCATTATAATTAAAGCGTTAACTGGCAGGACTTTATACAGCGATGAAACCTATGAGAATTTGAACTACCAGCTGCTTGTGCTAAAGGAACAGTTAAATTGGGTACTATCGAACTGGAAGCCGGCTAAAGAAGCCACTTCTAGTGTTGTAGAGCCACCTAAAAACTCCGAGAACAAAAAGGAGGCTGGAAAAATAAACTTTGTTGAACTAACAAAACTTTTTAAAGCATGAACATTGACAAGATAAAAGAGCTTAAGCTCGACGAAGCCACCGAGAAATTTGCCACTACATTGATGGGTGAAATTGACGGAATGGTTAAAAGTGCTAAGGAGGGCATGGCTTCAGCTGCTGAGGTTGAGGCTAAGATAACCGAAAAGATGGCAACGCTTACGGAAAAGGTTGGAAGCGTTAACGTTGTTGACCTGCAAAAGCAGGTTGATAACCTGCTAATCGAGGTAAAAGAATTTAAAGCCGGGAAAATATCAACTGAAGAGAAGTCATTTGGCGAGCAGCTACGTGAAAAGATGATGGCTGGATTTGACGACATGAAAGCCGGCAGGACTGTTAACTTTGAGGTAGGCGGGGACATTCGTCAGAAATCTGCTGCTACTATGACCATCGGGACATCGGTAACCGGAGACGTTCCTAGGAAAGTAAAATTGCCAGACTTTTTCGCCCCTGCTGGCAACGGGCTTTGGGCTTCCGGATTAATTCAGGAAATCCCGACGACCGGCAATAGTGTTTCCATTACCGAACTTTATGATGAGAAGGGAGCTCCTGTATTTCACGACGAATCCCACTCAAGCGCACTTATGAGTTGGTCGTGGAGGGAGAAGAACTTCAAGGTAAAGGATGTTTCGGCGTACGCCAAATTTAGCAAGAACATGCTGGACGACATCGACAACTTTATCATGCAGCTGCAAAACCTGCTGATGAATAGGGTTGCCATCAAGATGGATGCCGCAATGATTTCGGGGAACGAAACGTTCTTTCCTGAGCAGTTTGATGGTCTTGCTACTATTGCCACGCCTTGGGCTGCTGGAGGCAAGAAAACATACAAGCCTAATGAAAAGGACGTTATCGAAGTTGCCATAGGGCTATCCCAGAGTAATAACGGCTATCCCAACGCCATCGTGATTAACCCTAGCGATTTGGTTAACTTAAAAATCGCCAAAGCAGGTAAAGACAATGCTATCCTGCAATACCCGGGGTTCGACGGAACCATCAGCGGGCTGAACACCATTGTCAGCAACCAGATTACCGCCGGAAAATTCCTAGTCCTTGATAGCAACAAGGCTAAGTTGCACGTTCGCACGCCCTACGAGATAACCATTTCTAACAGTGCTAATGACGGGGACTTCACAAAACGGCTAATCACCGTAAACATTACCAAACGCTGTACCCTTGTTATTAGCGCAAACGACTATGGTTCGGTGGTTTACGGCGATTTCAGCACTGCCAAAACAGCCCTAACGTTGAACACCTAGCAACATTTGAGCTATGGATAATCTACTTTCAGTCGCCCTTCCACTTTATAGGATGAGACCAATAGCATGGCTGGCGTTCGAGGGGTTGTGCCGCCAGGAGGACGCCGGCGACTGGGAGTTGATTATTCTCGAGGAGGTCGAGGGGAGCTGCGGCGAGGAATACGTTAACCTCTACACCGATGGGCTGGTTGCGGCTGGTTGTAAACGGTTAAATTTACCGTTACCATGAACACGTGAGGCTGCTGGAGAAATGGATTAGGGCTTCGCAGCTTATGGATGTTCGCTCGCTCGGAATGCTACTGCAGGCCGGCGATGACTACTCGCAGAAGTTCCGGCTACGGGATACCAGAAAGGCATTCTTAGATGGCTACTCATGGTATCAGGAGAATACGGCACTAAGCTACAACATTGTTCAACAAAGCTCCGCATTGCTTGACGTCAACGATTATGAAATTTTTAAAACAGGCGAAAGCAAGGCCATTTCGGCTGAATTTGCAAGGGCTATAACGGACAACGGGGCGATTAGGGGCATTGACCACTACCTGCATTCCATTGTGGTAAATGGAATGGGTAACATTTATGCCACTAATCCTGAAAATCTTTCGATGAATACATACGGGTTTAACCACCTTTCAACCTACAGGGGCTACTTCGTAGATATGCTTAAGCCGCCCTTCTATCGAAGCTATGTAACGCTCGAGCAGGTAGTAGGAAGTGAAATAGCCGAAAGGCTAAGAAATTTGCAGGTTGAAAGTGAAATAGCCGAAAGGCTAAGAAATTTGCAGGTTGAAGTAAACAACAAGGACAACATGAAGATTAAAGAAGTAAACAACAAGGACAACATGAAGATTAAAATGATTACCAACCGAAACGTCTATAAATCAGGTCAGGTTTATGACGTTCCCGAGGAGGTGGGCGTGCTATTTGTCTTAGAGAATTCCGCAGAGCCGGTGGAGGTTAAGGAAAAGATGGTGGAATCAAGCTATGAAAACAAGGAGCTGAAGCCTAACACCAAGAACAAGTCAAAGAAGACGTAACATGTACAGGCGGAAGGTGCTATCGGAAAACCTCAACGTCTTTGCCATGAGCGACATCAAAACCTTTTGCCGCTTAACGGATACAACTGAGGACGGCTTGTTAAGGCAGATGGTTGAGGCTTCTATAAAAGAGGTCGAAGCGCACACGAATAACTACATCACGCAAAAGATTGTAAAATTACCACCACCGGCAGCATGGTGGAGCTGGTGGGTAAGCTGCTCACCCTTACTTTTAAAAAATAAAAGCCATGAAGATAAAGATTGTTAAGGACACCATGTGGTTTAGGGCTGGAAACATTTACGACATTGACACCGAAATTGCCAATCAAATGGTGGCACTAGGTGATGCTGAACTCTATGTTGAAAAACCTACCAAGACCACATTGGATGAGCAGCCGGTGGTTAGCAAGGTTAACCCCGAAGCTGAAAAGCGGGTAACCAAAACCAGGAAAACGCAAAGCAAAAATGTATAGGCTAACTATTGATAACGAGCAGCCCCTAACATCTATAACGCTGGACGATGTAAAGCTATTCATCGGAATTACAGCGACCGATGAGGACGTAATGCTCGAGAAGATGGTTAATGCTGCATTACGTTATGCAGAAGACTACACCGGCAACGTGTTTGCACAGGCCGATGTTACCATTCTTAGTTCAGATAACATTCTCGTGGTTGGGAAAATTGACACCGAAAAGGAGCTAAATGTAACGGTGGACGGCAACCCTGTTAATGCGGTTGTTACCGGCAATAACATACATGTAGGCTACAGCGGGCTAATCGAGGTCAAG